TGATTTAAATAGTAATGATTTAGACGAATTATTAGCAGATGTACTAGCTGGTAAGGATAAAAAGGCGCAAGAAACAACTGCTTCTTCCTCGCAATCTAGTAAAGTTCCTCTGGAATACACAAATGCAAAGATAAAAGCTGAAGAGTATATTAACCACAGCTCTTTTTCAAAAATTAGCTTATATAAACAACTTCAGTATGAAAAATTTTCTGATGAAGCAGCAAACTTTGCAGTAGAAAATATATCTACCAATTGGAATAAGCAAGCGGTAAATAAGGCTAAAGAGTATATGGAAAGTATGGATATCTCTAAAGAAAAATTAAAAGACCAGTTGTCATATGAAGGTTTTACCGATTCAGAAATAACTTATGCTTTAAATAATATATAAAAGGACGTGTTTTACATGAAAGTAGGAATGCGTAAACCAAGTATAAAAAAATCAATAAGTGCTCGTACTACTGGAAAAGCTAAACGTAAGCTTAAAAAAGCAGTAATTCCTGGTTATGGGCAAAAAGGAACTGGTTTCATTAAGAACCCCAAGAAAGCTATGTATAATAAAGTATATAATAAAACAACTTTTAGCTTTTGGGATTTGTTTAAGTAAAAGGAATGGCCTTCGGGCTTTTCTTTTTTCAATACTTGAGAACATACATTCGAAAGGAGTTTTAACATTGTGGATCGAGGAACTTCCTAATGGAAAATTTAAATACTTTGAGCGATATAAAGATCCGTACACGGAAAAATATCGACGTGTTTCAGTTACACTTAATTCGAAGTCTAACCAAGCAAAAAAACAAGCGATGATGGAATTACAGGATAAGATTAATAATCGAATGGAGAAAAAAGATCAACAAAAAGTATCATTAGAGAATCTCTTAAATAGCTGGTGGCAACAACATCAATTATCTATTAGGAAAACATCAGTTAAAGCTTACGGAAAAATTTTAAAATATATATTTTCCAATATGAATGTTGATGTACTCATAAGAAACACAGATACAAAATTTTTCCAAGACTTTATTAATGATTTACCGCATTCGTGGGAGTATAAGAAAAAATTCAAAAGTGTGCTTAACATGTCCTTCACTTATGCACAAGACATGGGAATGATTGATGAAAATCCTATCAATAGAGTGAAAGTTGTTAACCCCCCACTAACAAAAGAAAATTTTGAAAATATAGAAAGTAAATACCTCGAAGAGAAAGAGGTTTATCAATTATTAAACTATTATTATTCTACATTTCAAAGTGTCCATCATGGTCGTTTAGCAGAGTTTATGTATTTAACTGGATTAAGAGCTGGTGAAGCAATTAGTCTTACTATAAATGATTATGTAAAAAATGAACATGCTATTTTAGTTAATGGAACTCTGGATTATTCTAACGGTTATAAAAACGCTACAAAAGAATTACCTAAAACTCTAGCATCATTCAGGAAAGTAGAATTATCAAATAGAGCTGTGAAAATAATCGAAGAGTTAATTTTAGAAAGAGAAATAAAATTCAAAGAGCAAACAAATTATCTATTTGTTGGCAAAACGGGCAAACCAATTCAAGTTAATTCATTTAATGCCTCTCTAAAGAAAGCTAATGAAAGTCTAGGTAAAAATAAAATAAACAAAACTATATCAAGTCATATTTTTAGACATTCTCATATTTCACTACTTGCAGAATTAAATGTACCAGTAAAAGCAATAATGGAACGTGTAGGCCACGTTGACACGGAAACAACTTTAAAAATTTATACTCATGTTACAAAAAAAGCTAAAACAAATCTGGTAGAAGCTCTAAATAAATATGGCAAGTAATTGCCCCTTTCGTGCCCCTTTTTTAATTCAAAACAAATAAAAAAAAGGCTTAAAGCCTTTGACATCAACTATAATTCAGACACATGGCGGCACTTGCTTAGTCTTTCAAGCGTATTTTACGACTATTTATAACCTTGTAAAAACACTAGTAAATCAATAATATTATAATTTAATACCATATAATTTTTTACAACCTTTTACAACTTTTGCCCCTTTTTTGCCCCTTCCTCCCAAAATATTACAGTTGTGTAAAACGATAGACAACACGAACGTACATTCGGTATAATTGTATTATCAGGAGGGCGATATAATGAAAACTAATTATGTAGGAGTAGTTGAAAAGATTAGAATGCTAAGCATGTACCCAAAAATGCTAGTTAGGTTTTCTTTAGTCACGCATAATGAGACTGTCAATTGTATTGTCTCAAAGCAAGAGCTAGCAAATTTATTATTAATGACTGTTGAAGGAACTGAGCTCGCCGTTTTTGGCCATCAAAACAAACGAAAGCAATTAGTAATTGATAAAATACTTGTCCGAAAATCTTTGGTACTTGTATAAAATAAAACCCCAACTCAAGATAAGAGTTGGGGTTTTATTATTCTATCCATTCATCATCAAAATATTCATCTACGAATTCATCTATTGTTTCACAGCGTTCTTGTTCTTCGTCGAATGGATTTTCTTCAGTCACATGCTCTTCACTCCATTTCGTGAAGTTATGAATCTGAATATGTCTTATGTCGTAAAAATCGATTTCTTGTTCACCAATAAGAACAACATCAAACTCAGCCATTCCCCGAAAAACACCGCAAACGTGTGGTTTTACGCGGTCATATTCATCTAACGAATTCAATTGAACCTCTAGCACTTTGTTTTGCTTAATAGAGCGATCTAAAAAATATTCTATTTGTCGCTGTGATTGCTGCGGCAGTCTCTCAATATTGCGAGCGTGATATTCATCAGTGCTCTTTATCGCTTCAGTTAATTCGCCTAACGGAAACGCCGTTGGCCACTTTAATTCGAATGGCCTGTCAACATACTCATTGTAAGGTTTAAACTCTTTTTTAGTTCGTCTCACCATTTCTTCACACTCTCCTATCGAAAACATTATACGAACATTTGTTCTTTTTAGCAAGAAGTGAGCAATAAAAATAAAAATATTTCTTTTTTGCGTATTTTATTTGTAGGAGGGATAAAATGGATCAGTATGTAATTATAATCGACAAAACTATCATATTTGAGAACGGTACTGGATGCATAAAATGGAAGTTTAAAAAAACATCTGATGCACAAAAAATGTTTAAACTTTTAAAGCAATCAATTAATTTAGAAATGGAAATTAATAAGCAATCAGAACTCAGTGTAGATTAAAAAACTATCGCTTATATGGCGATAGTTTTATCTTAAACACAAATAATTTTTACAGTTTCATTTGAGAATCTTTCATAGAATGCCTGTAGTTCATTCTTGTCCCCTATTACATTCTTCGTATCGCTTGTGCTTGGTGCAACATCTAAAGCAACAATATTCATACCACAAGATTCAGTAAATTCTACTACTTTACTGATATAATACGAAGCAATACCCGTTTTTCTATATTTTGCATTGGTTTTAATATGAAAAATATATACGTGGGATTCATCTATAACTTTTCCGCCAAATGGATTTCTTCTATTAGAACCTTGTTTTATTCCAAAATCCATAGTGAACACAGTATCGTGATTTTGAGGATTATACAGGAAAAATTTTGCACTTGTCTGTTTGCAATGACATCCACTTCCCATAACTAATTCATCGCCTAATTCATCGTCAAAGCAATACGATAAATTCAGGTCCTTTAATGACTCTGGAAACCCAAAGCTTTTAACTAGTTTTTCGCTAATCATATATAGTCACCTCTAAAATAGTTTTATTTTAAACAACAGTAGTATCGTAAAAATAGGTTACATTACCACCGAGATGTGCTTCACCTCGGAAAAATTTCTTATCGTCTCTAACGATTCTTGCTGCATTAAACAAATCGAACTCTTCTCTTTCGATATACAAAGACTCTATTTCTCCTTTTTTCAGCTGCTCTAATTTTTCTTCATAAGAATTTTCAATCATAAAATCACACTTCTTTCTATAAAAGTATACTCCTAAAAATGAAAAAAGCCTACTTCTTTTAAAAAGAGTAGGCTACAATTTGTTATTTAGTTACTGGAAAAACTGATTCTAGTCGTTTATACCATGGCGCATTTTTTGGCCACATCTTTCTATCGTAGCTAGGCATTTCCTTGCCATTATTCTTACGATATACTTCTTTGATAATATGAATTTCGTCTGGATGATACATCCGTTTACAAGTCACACCATTACAAAAGAATGTTGCCCAATGATCCCCATTATCTTCTAGTTTTCCTGTTTTACTATTAATTGGTCTTTCGTAAGTACAAAACATAGTCACTTCTCCACCTTTACTATTATTATTTTGGTTGTTATTGTTTGAATTACTGTTGTTTGAACCCAAATCAGAGTTCCCACTGTTACCCATATACTTCTTGATTTGGCTGATAAAATAATCTTTCACAGCATTAACATCTCGACCATGCAATTCCCATGATCTATGCGGACATGCAGTTGGAACAAATTCTTTGTGCAATCGAACAGTGCTTCGATTTGGTTGCATGCCCCAAAACTTCATATCTTCAGCAACTTGTTTAAATGTCATTTGTTCATTAGCTAAAAAATCGGCATCGCTAGCACCCATTGATTGACATACTTCATAGCCAACATAGTTCAAATTCCCATCTGGATTCGCTGTGTGCCATGCTGCATTGAATGTATCTTCTACACGTGCAATTGTATTTCGATCAATATAATAATGAGCAAAGCCATTCGCCAGTTGTGTAGGAGACATTACAGCCAAGGCATTGACATATTGTGCCGCAGTCGCATGAATACTTCCAGCATCATTATGAATAACAACACCTTTTGGGAATGCTCCAGGACGCCTACCAGCAATCCCACTGCAAACAGATTGATTAATCACTTGCACCATCTTTAGGTTCACCACCTTTATCATTTTCATCTTTTAATTTACTTAAATGTTCCTTAACCCATGAAGGAAAGGGAACGCCTAACTGCCCTAAGTTTTCAATAATGGAAATGCCATACACTGCTATATAAAATAAGACAAATCCAGTAGCGATCGATTCTAAACCCATGATTTTCAAGTATGGATAGGCAACGCTTATTAAGCAGACCACTAGTAAATGTTTTACTAATCCTAGCAATCCTTTTGTGCTATTTCCTTCCTTAATGAAAATACCTTTACATAACCCTGTTAAGATATCCCCTAACACAATCCAGACAAACACCTGAATAAAACCGTTAGAAATCATATTCTTGAATTCTAGTATCAACGCTTGATTATCAATAATCACCATATTTTCCACCTTCCAATAATAAAAACCGCTTAGCTTTTTGCTAAACGGCTTCATTTTAAAATTCAATCTCTATACTAATTCTGTAATATGCATAGAAGAAAGTTGCGTATTATCAAGTTGCTTATCTGCTGCTAATTCTAAACGAAACGCAAAATACTCGCCTTTTTTTAGTGTGACGTTTAAGTCAAAGGCTGCGAAATTTTGATAATTCAAACCGCCAACAGCTCCGACTGCTGATCCAATACCTAAGTCACCTACACCTTCATCTAGTCCCTTATCTATATGAGTATAAGCATATAGAACACCTCTCGAACCGCCAACTTGATATTTAACAGTTCCACTTACATTTAACTTGCAGTCTCTAAGCACTTTTGCTTGCCATCGACCACTATTCCATTCTAAGGGATTACTTTTCATAGGTAATCCAAGTCGTTGCCCTACGTTGCTAAATTCTGGTCCTAAGTTGTATCTTGCCTTATTTTTGAATCCAACATGATTAGTGCCAGGTGAATACCAAGCTTCAAAAGGTTGTTCTTTTTCCACAAGCATTTTATTCCATGATGTCCAAGTTGCTGGACTACCTTGACGACTACGGGTATATGTTTCGCCTTTATACATATACGTTTGACTTACAAATGTATTATCAGCATAAACAACTAAAGCACCATAAGCTGCACCCGAATAAGGTCTGTTTGCTCCAGAAGCTCCAAAAACGGTGTAAATACCTGCATCTAGAATTTTATCCCAATCTTGCGAGTTAACAACTGTTTTTTTAGCAACAAACAATCCATTTTCTGCTTCAGTTTTGTTAATAAATAGATCAGTAGAATCAGTCTTGCTATATGCTCCCACTTGCTCAGCTGTCACTTGATGTGGATTTTCTTTATCGTCTACATGATCATTTAATTGTTTTGATTTAACAAACCCACTTTTTTCTAAAACGTCTTGAACATTAACACTAATTTCTAATTGAATAGCTGAATAGTCTATATCTAAATTAGCTGTTGTTACTCCATTCGATGGATCTGTATAATTAATTAGATATATAACCCCTTCGCTAGTAATGAAATTTTTGTCTGTTATTTGCGCTGATATATCTTTATACTCTCCAGCGCTTTCTTGTATTTGAGTTGCCCATGAATCTGTTGACTCAATGTAAGTAGAAACTTTAATTGTTTTGTTGTTTGGCGAAGTTGCTTTAGCACGTTCGCTAATAGTGAACGCTACAAAGCTATCTTTTAATAAAGATACCGCTTCTTCTTGATTTAATCCTTCGAAAATTTGAGGAATTAATTTTTTTGCAGCTTCTAAAGCATTGAATGAACCTAACTGTTGTGGGATAACTCCAGTTTGTGTTGAACCACTACTTACTCCAGAATCATCACGGCTTACTAATTTATTGTATTCTGCTTGAGAAACTTCATTCCATATATCTTTTGGTTTTTTTAGCGATTTAGCAGTTACATCCGTAAAATATTGATGCGCATTAGTTGCTGTATTACCTGCCGTTTTCCCAGAAAAATCCATAGGAATTTTTACATTTGTTGTTCCTGACAGTAATGATACACCTTCCGATTTAGTCATACGATCGTTAAAATCAACCAGTAATCGAGTCGCTAATGTCGGTTGCGTTACTCCTTGAGTGTCTGTTCTAGCTTGTACGATTTCAGGGTTACTATCACCTGCTTCACCGACCAACTTGTCAAAATCATTTCTTAGAGCATCGAATTCTTGTTTATTATTATTTGCCGTTGAAACTGCATTTCCTGCAATCGTAATTGCCGTATTAGCATTATCCATCGCTTGATTCGCCGTTGCATTTGCTTGAGCCCCTGCTTCTTCAGCAACTTTGATTGCCTCTTTACCAGCGGTATCAGCTATTTTCTTTGCATCATCAACACCGTTTTTTAATTCTTCTTGATACGCATCTACTTTTTCAGATGAAGCGTTTGATTGATCCAAGATCGCATTAATTTTAATTCGACCTTGATTCAGCGTATCTGTTTCTTTGATTTGTTCAATAGCCATATCCATCACTCCTATTCTGCATTAATGTATTCAATCGTGGCTTTTTGTAAAATACGATTTCCTATCTTGATGAATGGCGAACTATTATCAATCAGTTCTGCAAAATAATCATCTAACGTTTTACCTGATTCATCATTAATTATAAATTCTTCTTGTTTGCTAATTAGTTTTACTGTTAATCTCATTTAAAATTGTCCTCCTAATTGTGATTGTATAAAAACACGACAAATAACTTGCGCTTCGATTCGTGCAAGTTTGTTAGGTATTATCTTGATTGTATGATTACCTCTAGAGATTTTACCGCCACTAGTTTTCCTAAGGTAATTAACAATGTTTAGTCTTTGTTGGCTAGTATCATGAACTGGAATGGTGGTACCATCTACAACTATATCAACACTAGTTGCGCTACTTGGCGCCTCATAAATCCCCCATTCTAATGGATGGCTATGATCAGGTAAAGTAATTTGGTGTGTATGTGCCGGTATTCTTACTTGGTGGCTATGGCTAGGAACCGATATGCTGTGAGTATGGTTTGGTATAGAAATATTAAAATTGTGACTATGGTTAGGTGTATTCACTGTGTGGGAATGTGCCGGTGTAGTCACGTTATGAGTATGATTACCTGAGCTCGTCTTTGTATACCAATCTGTTGATGCAGTCGACATCAGTCTAAATCTCATACCTGACCCCGCATCCATTTCTCGATAAAATGCACTTGATTCAGTGCTACCATTATTAGATGCAACTAGGTGATTATGATCTCCACCTGCTGAACTTGTTTGTGAGCTTTGACCATTTACAGAACTAGATTGAATACTACCTCCACCACCACCTGTGGTGGATCCACTAGAATAACCTCCTCCAGCTGAACTTGAAACAACACTTCCGCCACCAGCTGAACTAGTTTGTGTTGAAGCTCCTCCAGCTGAAGTACTTTTTACTGTAGCTCCTCCGCCTTTTACGGCTTTTGTATAACCACGATACCGCTTAGTTTTAAAAGTCAGTTCCACAGTATTTACATGAAATACATCATCATCTAAGAAGAATTCAATTTCTGCTGGGTATGCCTTTTCGCAGTTATCTTGATAACTGTAGTTCAAAATATTCGTTGCGCCTTGCGAATACGTCTCATTTATTTCCTGTTTACGTTTCAAATCAGACATTGTCGTAGTAAAATCGTCAGATAAATTACCAAGCTCTAGCTGAATATCTTGTGGTGCGCCGAATACATCCTGTTTTGTCTCTTTTTTAATACGCAAATTTATACTTCCAAAATCATCTGTGTTAATCATAATTACAGTTCCTTGTCTTAACTTATCAATGCTTAAAGGTTCATCTGTTAATTTCAATAAATCAGCCGCAGTAACATCCCAAGAAATTTTAGGCTGTGCCCATTTTTTTAACATGTTGATTGCATTGTCTTTTAAAGCTTGTGGAACTGTGAATCGTTGGTCTACCCAAACATATTCAACTAAACCATGTTCTTTTATAGACTTTGCATCTTCTACATAAGGAATATTTTTATTTACCGATTTAATATTTATCTGATTGACGCCTTCACCAGCACCTAAAGGATAAACTCGATTAACTAAATTGTTAGGATCTCTTTCAATCTCAAAGCCTTGCATGTTATATCCTTCTTGAATACGAGCAATAGGTTCTTTTGGTGGCTTCACTAAAGATAATTCGAATGGATAAACTTTGGTATTCCATTGCCACATATAGTCTTCATCAAATGCTTGAGGAATACTAAACAAGGCATCAGCGAGACCATTTTCATTTTCCCATGCATAACTAAAATACCGAGTGAATTCACATTTTTTTAAAACCCAGTGTTTTGTCCTTTGTTTATTCAAAAGATAGTTAATAACATCAATCGTTTTTCGATTCACTAGTTCATGATAACCAAAAAGAACCGTGTCTAGCAAAGTACACAGGGCTTCATTTGCCGTATATGTGATTGAATTGTTACTAGCATCTTTGCGAACCGTTGAAGGCATAACACGGTATAACCCTATATATTCATTTTCATTATCTGTTAGTTCAACCCATAACATTTCTTGCAAAAATTCATTTTTAGGATCATCCAACGGCATTGAAAATTCTAGATTCCCTATTTGGTTTTCAATTTTTTCATATCCAACATTATAAGCGTTATCTAAAACTGCCGTATATTCTCTTTTTAAATCCATTGCCATCAACATATTTTAGCAACACCTCCTATAAGAAACGATTTGGATATCGAATAGTTAGATTAAAAGTACTATCTTTCGCTTGGATGTATAGTGGCTCATTTGGATAAATATAAAAATCGTTCATAGGACGAATCATTGGCTTCCCATTTTTGGTAATATTAAACTGTTCTGTATCAATCACTATTTCTGATTTATCAAAATCACCAATATCAATAGTATCGCTTCTAGTTTTTATCCACACGCCTCTACCAGTACCTTTTATAGTAATAATCGGTTTTACTTTTAACCCTTCGACAGTTGGATATATTTCAATTGGCTTCACTTCTTGACCATTATCTCCCATTAGATAGGAACGGTTTTGAAAAGTAATCATGGTAGAACCCCAATAAGCCCCACCTTCGATAACAATAGGTAAGTCAACAGCCCCTGATCCAGTATTACCCATAAGATAGTTAGCCTGAAACGTTATTTCTGTTGAACCCCACATAACACTAGTAGCATCGCTTCGAGTATATTTATATGGATTGTTCAACAAAATTGTAAATGTACCAACGACTCGATTCAATCCCTCAGGAACTGCATCAATGTCTGATTTACTACCCGACCAAAGCATTTCTGGTTCATCATTAAACCAAATCTGTACATCTTTTTCTGTAAACAAAGCAACGTTTAGTCTGTTAAAAGAATCCCTAAACGCTTCGTTAGAGTTAGCCTCAACTTTGAATTTAACTGTTAATTCTCTTTCCGGAATACGAGCATAAACATGTCGCATTCCATCACGAATTCCCAACTGGTAGCTTTGTATCTCAGTAGGAGCTAACTCTCTTCCAACAACAGATAATGTTCTATAACCTGGAACTAAATCTTCTAAAAAGGAACCATTAAAATTCATGGCTTCCGAAGGCAAAGAGGCTTTTGTTTGTTGTTCATTTACATCAATAAAGTTGTATAACATTTAGCGCCTCCTTCCTAAAGAAACATTCTTTTTATCTTGTTGATTCTGTAATTCTTTGCTCATTGGTTTAGCAATAACCCTTGCAACCTCTGAACTATCGAAAATAACAGGTACCTCTACAGTGAATTTTGAAGATACATCTCCAGCAAATGCTAAGCTTTGTGATCCTCCACTAAATGACAGATTTGAATTTAAATTATCCAGCGCTGGCATGGCTACCTTTTTACTTAGTCGTTGCATAGATTTTTCTACAAAGTTTGAATATTTATCAATACCAACCGCTACTCCTGCTGGAATCATTTTACCTACTTCATCACGCATTACACGTGAGGGAGAATGAATATCCATAGCACTTTTCATTGTACTTACAATTTGATCTGCCACACCTCTTGCTGCAGCTAAAGCGCTATTAGCATTAGCATTAATACCATTAGTCAATCCATCAATTGCATTTGCTCCGATAGAATTCATTTCTGATGGCAATTTATCCATTGCAGAAATTATTTTATCAACAATAGACTCAACAGCTCTTACAGGATTCATTGCGTTTTGTTCGATACCGTTTGATAATCCAGAATCAACATCTTCACCAATTGAGTGAAATACACGAGAAGGAGAGTGAGAATCTAAACCTTTTCTGGCACCAGAAACAACATCATCAATCATTTGATTAGATGTTTTTACAGGTAATTGTTTGTTAGCCTCTACCCCTTTTTCTAAACCTTGCGGGATAGATTTACCAATACCTGAAAAATCTGCCTTCTGTACTTCACCTTTCATATCTTCCCCGACTTTAGGAACAATTCCTTTTGTCATTTCCTCAACAGATCTACGACCATTTTCAATACCTGCTTTAAAATCATCAGTTACACTTAGACCCACGCTGTTAAAGTCTGTATTCTTAATTTGAGTCATCAAAGTTTCTTTTTGAGTTGGTATAAGGGCTTGAATTTCCTCGTTCAAACCATTTTTGCCTAATTGATAACCTTCTTTCATTGCATTCATGGAAGTTTCACCGGTATTACGATAGACATCATTCAAGCGTTGTAATTGTTCGTCTGAAGAATTAACTAATTCTGCCGCTTGAGCAGCACCTTCAGGACCCATTTTCCGTAGTTGCTCTAAAAGCCCTTCATCTACCCCTCGCTGTGCTAACGCAGCAATGTTAGTGCTCCATTGGCTAACAGCTTCTTGATTTTTTTGTAAATTTTCAGCCATTTGATCAACTGAAATAGCTTGTTTTTGTTGGATAACATCAAAGGCGCTCCCTACTTTTTCTTCAAGTGATGAATATTCTGAACGCATTGCATCCATTGTTTCTTTCGTCTTACCACTTAAAGCATTGTATGAAACTGTTTGATTTAACACACCATTTTCCACAGCTTGGCTTGCACGCTGCATTGATTGTTCATGGGCATTAGCTGTATTTATAATTTCATTCGTCAATTCTTGTTGAACGCCCTTTAACACTTGCTCTTGCTCGCCCAACTTTTCAATATTTTCACGAGCTTCTTTTGTATTCCCGCCAGATTCTTTTAATGTCTGATTCCATTTTTCTCTAGCGGCATTAATTTCCATCAGCTTCGCTTCATTATCATTTCGTTCTTTTAACATTTGATTAATGTTTTCTTGAGCTTGAGAAGCTTCATCTAAAGCATTATAGGCATCAACTTGTTGTTGAATTGTTCCAGGCATTTCAGATAAAATATTTTTTTGATCGTCATAAACTAAGTTTAAACCTGTCATTTTACCGTTCAATTCCTCAACAATTTCCACCATACGTTTTTTCTCGCTGTTGCTTAATTTTTCTTTAGCAGAGAGCATTTCCATTTCAGAAATCATAGATTGGAATTTTTCTTTAGTATTATCCAATTCAATAGCTTCATCTTTTCGTGATTGGGTATGTTCTTGATTCTTTTTAATCAAGTCATCTGTAGTTTTCATAAGGTTTTCTTGTTCTTTTTTAACTGCCTTAGTTGATTCAGTTTCCTTATTTAACCATTTCCACAAGTTTACCCCTACAGCTACTAGTCCTCCTATTGCAGCTGTTACCCATCCAATAGGGCCCATCAACAATTTCATAGCGGTACTAAAAACAGTTGTAGCTACTGTAGCTAAACTAATTGTTCCCGTCAAAACACCAACGATTGTATTTTGCGCCACTAAAAGACCAGTTTTTATTGCTATTGCTGCAGAATTGGCTTTATCGGCTGCTAAGTTTAACATCCATGCTCTTCCGAGTGCTGTTGTAGATAACGTAGCCAGTTTTGATATTCCATTGTATAAACTTATTGCGGTTGTATAAGCTTTGATTGCCAATTCAGATTGTTTTATATAGCCTGTCACTTGCTGAATTACTTTCAACGCTGTAAAGGTGGCAGCAAAACTGGCAATTGTTGGTAGTAATGGTGTTAAAGCTGTACCTATCGAAGTAATAGCTTTTCCGAATAGTTTCATCAATGGGATAGTTGATTGAATCGCTGCATCAATTGCCTTAAAAGTTATATTCACTACATTTTTTAAAGAGTCCAAATTTTCGGCAATATTTTTCCCTGTCACCGCTTTGGATAATTCATCAAAAGATTTAATAACTGTAGTTACACCTTTAACGGTGGCTGTTTTGATGTTTGCCCATGATGTTTTGATACCTTTTGAGTTTTTCTTGGCTAAATCCGCAAAACCACCTACGCCTTTGTCCAACTCAATCAAACGATTATTGAACTCATTAAATGTAATATCTCCTTCTTTTAAGGCATCATATAATTGGTTAACTGAGTTTACACCTTGTTCTTTGAAAGACTTAGCAACTTTATCCATAGCTATTGGCATTGTTTCTTGTAAAGTTCGCCAAGACTGCATATCAACTTCACCCTTACCGAGCATTTGAATATATTGTTGCATACCACGAGTCGCATCAGCAGTTGAAGCTCCAGAAGCAAGAAAGGCATCATTTAATGCAATAGCTGTGTCAGTTCCTTTACTCAAGCTACCAGTTGAAATTGCTAACTGTTGCGTATTTGATACGATTTCATCTAACGATGTAGGAAGCCCATCAATCCCATCACTTAACTTAGTCATTGATCTATCTACATCTTCTGTTGAGTAACCTAGAGCCTTCATAACTACAGGATATTTATTCAACGTATCAAAACGGTTAATAGCTCCTTCAACAGAATCCTTAACCATATTTACGGCCGTAGATACTAATTTTACGGCACCCACACCTGCTCCAATACTAAGAATTGACTTGCCTAATTGATTCCCTTTAGTGGTGCTTTTATCCAATCCATCCCCTAGCTCACCAGATTGCTTGTTTACACCAGCCATAGAACGTTCAGCGCTACTCATCGTGCTACTAAACGTTCTATCAGTGGCAGTAAGTATTGCTTCGACTGAATATGATTCCATTATTTTCCTCCTTTCCTACTTATTTGCTTTTCTTAATAAATCAATTGCTCCTATATCAACTTTTTCATCAATTAATGATTTACCCAAAATAAGCTTCTCTCGTTCTTCATAATTGAAAAACTTATTGAATTCCTTATAATAAGGTTCAGATTTTTTACCTTTAGTCGCCTTAATTTGGTTATTTAGCCAAGATTGAAGATAGAGGTCTCTTTCATGGTCAAGTCTTTTTAACTGAAACGCCAATAGCCTAACTTCATATTCATACAAAGTCATTCGTTCAATTTCTGATAAATCAGTAATTTCTAGGTAACGAAAACAATTAATAAGAATATTTTCATAAGCTTCAGCTGAGGTTAGTTCCTCTCTTACTTGTTCTCCATCAGAGCTTTCTTGAAATTTCTGACCGTTAACTTTCCCGCATTGCTTTCTTCTAAGTTTTTCAACGTTTCATCAAATAACGCCTCAATATCATCAACAGTTTCAACAAACTCATCTACTTCATCCTTAGAAGGTCTACTTTTTTCCGTAATGGTAGCTGTGTAAAGTACATCAGATAAAACAACGATATTTCCACTTACTAGCTGCGGTAATAATGTTGTTAGTCCCATCCCAAGATTTACATCATTGCGAACTACCCCATGCTGCTTATCCAATTCACGAATAAACTTGACTCCAAAAATACAGTTATATTTTTTTCCTTTAATTTCGATTTGCATGCCTTTTCCTCCATAAGAAAAGGACAGCCACTAAGCTGCCCTCTAAATTTATATTTTAAGCTTAATTATTCAATGTTAAGGTGTGTTGAGCTGTTTTTTTACCATCCTCTGTTGTTCCTGTTGTGGTATAAACACCAGCCGGTACCGCTTCTGTCCAAGTAATATTTCCTGTTTCAGAGACAGCAAGACCTTCTGTTACAGGTGAAATATCATAGTTTACCTTCTTGTTGGTTGCATTTTCAGGTAAAACAGTTGCTGTGATTTGTCGGCTACCTGCAGCACCAGCATCTGCTGTGGACGTTTTAGGAGAAAACTCTAAGCCAGTTACAGCAATAGACAATGTTTTAAAAGCTGGAATATCTACTCGCTCTGATTCTTTCCCATTTACAACACGAGTTACTTGGTACTCACCAGCCGGCACTGAAGTGTTAGGTTCCATTCCTGTTATAGTTAAAGGTGATGTGCCGGAAACAACTTCGGTTTGGTCTTTATAAATTTTAAAAGTATCCACCATATTTATTTTCCTTTCTTAGCTTAATTCAATAGAAGCCCCATCGACTGTAGGAGTTACACTTCCCACAGAAGGGCTATCTACTTTCCCGGATCAGCTGTTTCAATAGTCGTATCTTTGAAGACATATTGAACTACTTCTTCTTGATCAGCAGTTAATGTTGCAAATCCTTTTGCGCCTTTACCATTGATACCAAATTCTAATGAAACTTCTACGGTGTCTTCAGCATTAGGCGATTTACCAAATGATGTTACATATCCTTGGTAATAGGTTGCCTTGTACTTGTCAGCATTATCTCCTGTACCTTTTTCTGCTTTGTTGATTTCCCAAATTTCAATAATATCGTCATTGTCTAAAGCTTCTTCTAGTTGATCAACATACGGATCACCGACTGATAAAATAGATGTTGCTGAAAAATCAATTTCCAATGATCCTGGGATACGAATCGGACCATCTTTAGTGGCCACGGAGTCACTATCTTTTGTTTTTGTATTTTCATGTTCTGTCTGGAAAGCTAATTTCCATGCTGCTTCCTCTTTTGATTTTTTTAACAAACGGAAAAGTAAAATAATATCAATACCTTTAGCCGCTACTTTTGCTTCATTAGCCATTTATATTCCTTCTCTCTACAGTATTTTGAATTCTAAAGATATCATTGCCCGCTTCAATGGTGTGTTAGTCGAAATGTCATCTACTAACCGAATACCGCTTGATTGGATATTGAGCGACCAATAATAACCTTCCGTTTCAGAAATAGATAGAGCCTCAGCAAAAATTGCTGAAGCCATATCCGATATTTGTTTACGTTTTTTTGCCAATCCCCATACAGATAGATTCAATGTAACCGAACCTTTAATATCAGTTTTGTTGGCTTGGTGCAGTGTCTGAGTATCTTCTAATTCGACAAATGGATAACCTACATCATTCATAGGTTTATAATCGTAGGTTTCATAGCCCAGTGATTGACACTTCTTATACACTTCATCGAAGATTGATTGATCTCTTGCTTTAATCATTTCATCAACCTTTCCAAGTCCGTTCTAAATTTCACTTTTTGTTGTTTCAGCGGTGGTAAAAAGAAATCACGTTTCACCATAAATCTCGTACCGTTTATTAAATACGGTGCGTATTCTGTTCCTGGTCCTGTATGCCCAGAAAAACCATTGTTCGAAAGCCTCATAACGATACTTCTTTTTGTTGCCCCTGTAGGTTTAACAAACTTTTTACCTTCCCAGTGTCCAGTTAACACTTTTCCGGCTTCAGCTTGCATATTAGCGGTTAATTCTGCTGTGTTATTTCTAACAACTTTTTTCACATCATCAAGTTGGGCATTTCTCTTTAGTTTTTTAGAAATTCCAGCTAATCCATTAATCCTTACTTGATTTCTTGCCATCAATAATCACTTCCTGAACAATCAAGCTATTTCTTAATGCAGGCACTCTACTTGTAATAACTTCCCAAGTTTTCCCCTCAAACTCAATGTAATCAAATTCTGGAATAACAAAAAGGGGCTGTGTCCTAATGACCTTAGCCCCTTCTTTAATGCTTCCGAAAATAGTAATAGAACGATCTGTACCAATATCAGTTACATTGACATCAGCAGTTTTTCTAAACGGTTCTTCTTCAATCCATTCACCTGAATTTGGATCATAATGCGATTCTGAAGATTTTTTTACAAAGGTAATTTCATCTAAATATCTCATGAAAATGTAAACCTCCCACGTTTAGGCTTATAAAGTTCTTCTATTTCCTTATTCTTATACTCTTCAATCTCATCTTGATATTCAGAAAAATCAGAGTCTGGAAATGCCATAGATAAACCTTCTTGAGAATAAGATTGCATTCCTTCTTGGCCAATACGATTAAATCGTTTTAAAGTGACTTCATATACAACTGAATCAAAACTTTTTGGTAACTCAGTGACATTCAATATATTTTGAAGCCGATCTTTTGTACGTCTTTCAATGATTTCTAATTTTTCATCAAGACTACCATTTAATAATTTTTTTACATCATTTGCTATCTCTGACATCTAAACACCACCTAAGTTAGTTCGATTGTCGCCCCATTTGTTGTCGGTGTTACTTTTCCGACAACAGGGCTAGTTACTCCCCCGCAGCTTTTGGTTGAATCTTAGCAAATGCTTCATCTTTGATGACCATGAAACCAATATCCATTGTAGCTCGTAAAGCAACCAATTCTTGTTCGTACAAGTTGACAGGCGTACCGTCTTCATTCGTTAGAGTAGATAATTGAGCTTCTTCTGAAATTTTGAAATTAATGTTAAATGGGATACCATAGCGCAAGTAATCAAAATCACCAGTATAAAGGTTTCCCTTATCCATAGATTTTAGATCTGCTACAGGTAGTCCATCAATAGTATTGCTGACACGATCATAAATAAATTGAGTTGTGTCACCAATTTTTTTACTTGCTTCACGTAACACTGTACGATTCTTACGATTAGAAATGAAAGCATTCGGATCGTATTCACCTTCTCCAAGCAAATCCTCTAATGCTAAAATGTTGTCATATGTCAAGTCGCCCTCAATTACATTACTAGCTGCAATGACAGATTTTTCAATAGATTGAGAGAATGGATTTTCTTTATCAAGGATAGTAGCCGCATCAATTTTCTTATAAAATGCTTCTGCGATTTTTGGTTGCATTTGAGTAAAGAAATCAGACATCTTATAAGTTAAATATTCCCGAGAAACTGGGATAATAACACCAATTTTTTTCGCAGTCATCGTTACGTTTAACCATTTAGGTTTAGACGTTTTAATCTTTTCGCCTTCACCAACCCAGTACGCCCCAGGACCTTCTGCAAAGTATTCGAATTTCTTTTCTTTGCCGTCCATTTCTTCATATTTAGCCAACTGCATTAACTTAGAATTTTCCATCACATCTTTTAAAATTAAAGTGTTGTACTTATCTGGAATTGTTCCATCTTTTTTCTCTAATACAGTGACGTTGTCTGGATTCCATGTTTGAGCAAACATTTGAATATCCATTTTCATTAATTGTTTTTTCTTCATTTATATTTCCTCCTATTTTACAATTCGTTTACTTGCTGCAAGAGCTGCAACTGATTCGGTTTCTTTTTTATCAGTTGAAAATTGTCCACCCTCACCTGGTGTTTTTTGGCGAGCATTTTCTTTCTTAATCATTGATACATAGTTCGTAACAATAGCGACAGCTTTTTTTGTAGCTTCCGCATCATCTGAAACAATCAATCCTAGCAAATCATCGTCATGCGGCAAACTAGCCTCTGAAAGCATTTTAGAAGCTTCCTTTGACATGGAAACTAATGCTTGACTACGTTCCAATTCCGCAATTTTTGCTTCTAGCTGTTTCTTTTCATGTTCAGCTTTTTCCTGAGCATTCATTTTTGCCAGTTTTTCTGCTTCTGCTTGTTTTTCTTGTTGCTCTTTTTCCCAAGCTTCTTTTGTTTTTGATACTTCAGCAGCGATCATTTTTGCTACTTCACCACGAGAAAACGTTTTTTCATTACCTTTATCTTTGCCGCTATCTTCTGGCGGTGTTTGCTCTTGACCTCCGGCCGGTTGGTCCGTACCTCCAGTGCCAGTATCTGGATTATCAGCAAAGAATTGTAAATGCATTGGCAATAATAGTTTTTTTGTTTTCATGATTATCCTCCACGGTTACGCCGCTACCCGATATATTTGATAAGTTACGCCTATCAATCGAAACAGCTTTCTCTTTAGTGCCTGTAAGCAGTAAGAAGGCAATATAAAAAGCCTAACGTTTGTTAGACTTTAATTGCCTTATTTTCCCATTTTTTGTATGCATCAAAATAAATCTCTTGCTTGTCGCCGTTTAATGTTAATTCATAATACATACCATCAAGTAAAGTAGTGCTTAATAGAGCTTTGTTATTCTGCAATGTTTTACAACTCCAAACTACAAAAACATCTTTTTTTGTAATTTCTTTTTGATCTGATTTATCCAAGTGTTTGTTTGCATAATTTGAAACAATTTCTTTACATTTATCAATAAATTCTTGTGAATCCATCATTTTACCCTCTTTTCTTAAATATTCTTCATAATCAGCATCTAAATAATCATAAGGATCGTCATTCATAGAATCACACCTTTCTGTCATAATTTTAAAGTGATTCTTCGACTTCTTTTCTTAATTCAGAAATTAATCTGTTTAGCTTTTCTGTCAATTTACCTTTCTTTTTTGTACCAAATTTTGTTTTTCTTTGTTCATACATTAATAACTTGATTTCGGTATTCATATACATAATTGTCGCTTTATATCCACAATTTGCACATTCAGCATAATGGTGTTCGACATCCTTCGTGATATTTTCAGATTTTCTAATTAAAGGAGTGTGTTTATGACATTGATTGCATTTATATAGATTATCCATTTACAAACCTCTTTCTTTCAGCGACTTCTCATAATCCTCACTAACTTTAGGGACAGTAGAGCACTTACAATGAGGATGCATATAAGGAGCATTAATTCCTTTTTTCATCTTTAGTACTTTATAAGGACTACCCTTAGCTACTTTTTTACATATTTCACAGGCAAACGGTTCTGCAATGTAATCATATTCTTCGATATCTGCATCCAAGTAACTTTGCTTTTGAATATCTGTTTGAACACCAGATATTTCAGTCATCATTAGCCTATTTAGCTTGTATCTTATATTTAATTGGTTAGGCTTTAAAAATTTTACCATCTCTTTTGCTACTGCTCTTGGATTTTTACCTTGAGTGATTGCCTGAGTGATTATTTTTTCTAAATCAGCTTTCATTTCAACAAAATTTTGCCAAATGTTATCACTAAACGAAGGGAATTCACTTGATTTGAATGATGCATTAACAATTTTTCTAACCTTAGACGAATAATTTTCTTTAACGGTTTCGCCTAATATTCCCGCCTGTCTTAAATACTCATCTTTTGCTGCTTCAGATAACTGAGAATATCCCCACTTATCTAGCTCATCAAACAACGTGATTAGTTCTAAACCAATTTGAGACTTTAATAGCTCTAATCTAGACACTCGCATTACTAAGTTATAGATTTTCAATTCTTTATTGGCCTGTGGACTAAAGTCTTTATTTTTTACATACTCCTTCGCTTTTCTCTCAAAGCGTTTTACGTCCATCTTATTAGCCATTTTTCTTGCTTCGCTAATCGTAATCTTTTGGCCATTGGAAAATCTATCCCAGTTAGCTTCAATTTCGGTTTGAATCGCATCAATAGCATTTTGAAGCTGTTGAACAATTTCTTTTTCTCTATCGCGATCTAGCTTCATCTGTTCTTTGATCCAAGATTCTTCACGATTTTTCAAGTAGGACATTCAATCATTCCTCCTCGGTTTCCTTTTCCGATTGTTTAGCTAAAAATTTTGCCTGATTCACTTTCGTTTTGGCTACTTCTTCATCAGTAATATCTAATGGTTTATTTTCATTTTTTACACGTTCTAATTCAGCTTGAACATCATCAACAAACGAAGCTAGACCTAAAATTGTTTCTTGGCTTAACTCAGCTCCAGAGTCAATCAATGTTTTTAATTCTTCTAGAATTGCTTTCGGAAGATTAGGAGTAAAGATAATTCGCAATCCTTTTAAATCGGAGTTATCAATCTCAGAAACACTTGATTTCAGATTAAATAAAAGACGATAGCGCCGCACAAGACTTTTTTTAAATAGTCTTTGCTTTACTGCCGTCATTTGATTGAAACCAAACATTTTATACTTCATTGCTTCTCCTGATTGAACACCAGAAAAATTTGTATCTGTTAAATCTGGAATCATAGATATTTCATGTATTCCTTTTCTCACTCGTTCTTTGTAGGCTTCAACGCCGTTTACATCGTATTGTTTATAGATGTAGCTAGCATTCACTGAGGTCTTGTTACCATTGATATCTGTGCCAGATTCAAGTAAAAGAATGTTCGCTTCTTTTTGCTTAATAGCATCTTCGGTTGATAGACCCGCTGCTTCAATGTCTCCGCTAATCACTAATAGCGCATCGTTTAAGTCCGTCATGTAATTAGCAGTGTCAGACTGTCCAGCATCATACAAATCGATTTGAGATAAAATATCTTCATACAATCCCATTCTAAAACGATTAGGAGAAAACTCAGTTATCTGAACTTCTTTGTAATCATGAGAATCCTCTTTTGGATCACTTAGTTTAATCGTAGCAAGAGTCGTTTCAGCGTAAGTAATGATTTTGTCTTTTGTGTAAATTATCGGTTGAATATACTGTTTGTCTGCATCTATAGTAAATTTAGTTTTAGGATAACGAACAGCAAGTATTGGTCTACGCTTGACCGTTGTATCATAAACAACAAACGTTTCAAAAACATTGCATAGATCAACATAGTCAACGTCATCTTCATCTCGATATATGATTTCATAAGCTCGGCCGTATTTATCCATATCTAACCACAATTCTCCATTCAATCCGTCAATGTCATTATCTTGATTGAAATTATCAATGGTCTCTTGACTAGCTTTATTATTAATTTGGACTTTTAATGGATTGCCTGTATTGTATCCAACATCAAACGTTGCAAGAACTTTTCCAAAATTATGAGCAGCTCTATGGTCTGCTTTTTCTTTTTCCTTACGGCGACGATTTTTGATGATGTTTGTATTCTTCGCTTTATAATAATCATCCAAAACCTGTAGACGTGGAACCTGGTGTTCATTATGGTGCACAATCATTTTTGCTAAAACATCAGTATTATCCAACAATTCTTCTGCAGAACTATATCTATAGTGAATATTTGATTCTACGCCAAAGCTAACAAAATTTTCATTCACATCACTTGAATAGCTGATGTCCGATCCATGTTCAAATTCATTAACTTTTTGGATTTCTTCATTTTCCATACTTCACACTCCTTTTTTTAAAACATTCTTTTTATTTTGTTTCTTTGATTTTTACTAATTTTAGTTTTTTTCTTCGCCCACATGTCTTCGTTAAATCCGTAACGTGTGGCATCAATTGTATGATTGTCTTTATCTTCTAGTCTCGGTTTAGGATTACCATCTCTATCAGTCTGATAATCAATGTTTTCAAATTCCTTAGCTATATTTGGAGTCCTCAATGGATCGATACAAATAAAATCTAAGTCATCTAGCCATTGCTCACCATATTCAACCGAATCCGGGCCTTTTTTAACACCTTTTATATGATTGATACCATGCTCATTTACTAACTCTGCATTACTTTTGGGCTCAGCAGAATCAGAAAAAATTTCATCATTTTGATAGCCCTTTTCATGTAGTTTTTTAGCTAATTCCCTATTACTAATTTTCACACCATAAATTTCATCAATAGCATAGATACCATTTTTCTTTTTATCATAATGCCATCGAACGAACGCTAACGGATCAGTAGCATAGCCGAAGTCAAGACCGTTTCTGATATTATCAAAATTAGCAACCATTTCATCAGTTATACAGCCTTTCTCCACTTTTAGGTTACTGAATGGAACTACTCCAGAACCGATTGCTTCACCATCGTATTCCCATCTAGCACGCAAAGGATTTCTATCTCTTGCTGCCTCCACTTCTCTCAAGAATTCTCTCGAAATAAAAGGATTATCTTTATAAGTAGAGTGATGAACAAATGTATTCTCAGGTTGGAAACTAGATTCATATTTTTTGTTCACCCAAGATTGTCGACGTTTTGGCGGGTTGTAGCTGAAAAAGAATTTATAAAAAAGACCATCTCCTAATTCACCACGTAAAAGTGAATTGGTAATGGTCGTTACTTCATCTTCAGTTTTAAACTCGCCTAACTCCTCAATCCAGCCAATCGCAAACGGGAATCTACTATCTTTTAAAGACTTGATTCTTTCGGGATTTTGGGCACCTCTGAAAATCATATAATTCCCACGAGGTATGTATGTGATTCTTAACGGTGATTTATTAAATTTAAATAGATGCGTTACCCCTTGCTGTTCAATCGCCCACTTCATTTGCTCGTAGATTGATTGTTCTAATGTATTATCAACATATCGAATGCCAACCGCATTGACAGCATACCTCATAAGTAATTGAGTAATAATATGTGCAATATCTGATGATTTACCAGAACCGCGTCCACCCTTACAAACAATATTCAGTATGTCCGAGTTAAGAGTTGCTCTCCATACCGAATGAAATTTTTTCGGTAATAATTCTGATAGTTTTTTCTTAACCATCATCATCACCGATATCATCAACAAATACTGGCATTTCAGTAACTTCTATTTGTTGTTTGTCAGTGAACAGCGCATGACGTTTACCAAGTAATTCCGCTGCTTTAGTCCTCTCCTCCGTGCTAGGAGTATATTCATAGCTTTTCTGATGCGTAAATATTTCCCCTTCATCATTAGTTGTTTCGGTATTATAAACACCTTTCATTTTTTCACCACGCATGGTGCTAGTGAGATACTCTAGGACTTCTTGTGCATCTGCAACTCTTTCGTTCTGCATCTTTTCTAGCTGTTCATCAATATATCGCTTCACGTTAGCATCTGTTAGCAGTCTACTTGCATTCACTCTTGCTGTGGTGTCTTTTTTTATGTTTGGATATGCGACTTTATACGCTCTCGTACCATTCATATCAATCAGCCATTCATCAGCAAAAACCTGATGTTTTGGATTCCTTATCATGTTATTCACCTCCTAATTAATTTTATGTAAATGTGCGACAGATACACAAATACCTGTTATACTCTTTATAAGGTAGCGCTCCTTTTTTAAAAACTTAAGTTCAGAAACTACAATCTATCTTAATTTTGACACTAACGCTACCTAGCCACTAGAACCCATAGTCTAGTGGCTTTTTTATGTACGAAAAAAAGACCACTAAATAAGTGATCTATTTTTCTTGATTATTGATAATAAAAAAGCGTATAAAATCTTTTCCAAATTTTGATATTTTCAATCTATCCTTCGCTTTAAGACTTATCTTACTTTTGCTAGTTAGACTTTTCAATTTTATTTTTCTTTTCCCAGACAAAGAATTTAATATGCTCTCTGTAGAATTTCTAATTTCCTCAATAGCAATTTGCATTTTTTTTATGTCTTTTGCAAGCTTATCATCATATTCATTTTGCATTAAGCCTAACCGATATAAGTTCTCTCTAACTGCAACATATTGGTCGTAATTGATATCGAATGCTTCTAATAACTCTGTATAGTTATTGTATCCATCGATATCAGCAAATGTATTGGTTTTATAGGACAATTTAAGAACTGAAATATCTAAAATAGTCAGTTTATCAAGCGTATCAAAATATAAATAAGCCACATCAAAAGATGGATTATCCAAATTCAAAAATTCTGAATAACCATTAATCATAAATTCAATTTTTTCTGCTTGATTAGTAGATTCAATTTTCTTCATGACCATTTCAAATATTTCGTCTAAAACTTCCTTATTTTCTAAAGATTGTTTTTCAAATTTCTCCTTCAATTCTTCGTTTCTTCTACTGATTGCTTGAACCATAATCTCTAAGTTTCTTATTTTCTTATTCGTCCTAAACTCAGTTATAGCTCCCCCAATGCCCGGTATCAAACCAGCTCCGTAATCAATCAATATATCACCACCTTGCTTCACAATTTCATTTGTTAATAAAGGTAAAGCATTTTCTTTTAGAAAGTCTTTTCCCTGATCAGCTACTATTGACAAAACATTTTCAAATAAAAAATTTTTAACTGCATTTGCTTTCTCTCCCACAATCGTTATCCCCTTTACAAATTTATATATACAGAATAACTGATTATGCGAATAATAAAAAGACCGCACTCAGAAGTGCAGTCTCAGATAGGAGGGAAAATCTTAACCGTCATTCGATCGTAAAGGTAGTTACATTTGAATTATTGACGATATTTTTATTTAAGCAGCAAAAGCTACTTATTGACGTGACAGGAGTCGAACCTGCATGTACTTGATTGAAAACCAACCGCTCTCACCAATTGAGCTACACGCCATACCAGAAGGAGCTACCTCCTAGCAATTGCTAATAAATCAAATTAACCTTTGCACACTCTCGTCAGAATGTTTTCCCATCAGGACGTAGCTTTCGCAGACTTTCACGGCTAAAATGATTATGTCACTGACAAGGATTTGCACCTTGTTTGGTCTATATTCCACCACAGTGACCGATCAATCAAACACCAGCAAAAACAATTGATTAAGTTTATCCTAAACGTACCTAGCTGCTACTCTATGAGTTTAGGAATTGCTCTCGTGCGTAAGCAGCTGCCGCAGAGATCTGGTTAATGTTCTTATCGTCATATGCTGGGATAGAGCAATATACCTAACCTCGACTAGTATGAATCAGGTAGTTACTACTGCATCCCTAGCAACTATTTGTGTCACTTGCAAACCTGTAGAAAAAAGAGGAGGTTATTCACCTCACTTCATTTTATTGAGAACGTAAGTCTGCAAGTGACCATCGAAAGTCAAATCAAACGGTGACTAAACAAGGAAGCGTTGTGAGATGTGTCCATTTCTTTGACTTTCGATATTACTATATTAGCATTCAAATTCGTATAAAAACCGCCAACTTTACGCCAAAAAACCGCCAAAAATTATTTATATGCAATTATTTTTCCATTGCGGTAAGCTTCTGCGAATTCAATCAAAGCTTCTGATTTCATTCTTTGAATACTTCTTTCGGAATAGCCGACTTCTCTAGCAATCTTGTAATTAGAGTAATGGTCCTGCACACAGAAACTATAGTGCAAAATTTGTCTGCTAGTTAGGCTTAATGCCATAAGCCCAGATAAAATTGCGTCTCTTTCTGCTTCTGCATCTGCTAATTGTACTAGCGCATCTTCTGCTTTATTCCCGTGACTTTGGCTTTTAGGCATATCTGTAATAATTGGTGATTTTAAATCTATCAAAGAGCGACCAGCTATTCGCTCTAAACGTCTAAAATTCTTCAACACATTTCTGGCATTCGCTTTTGTTTGTCGAAAATCTACTTCTTTTAGCAATTGAATCAAGTGGAATCGCTCCTTTTGTGGTATAATAACTATGTCGAAAATATTTCTCACAGCCGGAGCAATCTGGCTTTTTTTATTTTCTACTAAATATACTTTTTACAATACGTACTATGAGATAGTATTTTCAAATACATTTACTCATGATATAATCATATTAACTTTCTTGGGGATTTTATTTCTGAAATAAATTTCTCCTTTTCTATGATAACTGGCGGAAAACAGTTATCGATAGTTCCTGTCTCCACCAGAGACACAATGTCAACCTTATTTGTTGGCACTATTAGCACTTTACTTGGGAAAAGTGCTAACTACCACATTAGTCAGCCATTGGTCGGCTGGCTTTTTGTTTGCAAAAAATCGGCTAGTTATTGTAAAAAAGTTGCAATAAGTTAATACTCCAATGTAATTGGCCTCCCGTATTTTAAAATTCTCCATTCGCCATCTTTTGTATTGGTTTTATTCATATGATTTCTTTCATCACGAGCTATCGTATAATCGAAAAATAAATCGGCTTTCTCTGCTCCATGTAAGTACTCAACATACACTCCATCAACTTGCCTTCCTAAGATAAAAACTTCTGGATAACTCATACGCTGGAACCCCCTAAATATAGCCCTAATCCCAAAATAAACGAGCATGAAAGGAAATAAACAAGGTCACTGCTTGTTATGTCATTGCCATACACGAAATAGCTCACGGTTGCTTTGGCTACAAGAATCATTATTGCAATGCCACTAACTTTATTTATTACTCTTTTCCAGTTGCGTTTCATTTATTCACCATCCACCTTCACAGCAAACGGCCAATAGCGCTCATCAACTGCTTTGATTTCTTGTTCTGTTAACATATCCACCTTTTCCTTACATGTCGTAAAATCAATTGCTCCCGCTAAATTTAAAAAAGTATATCCTGTGTTAGTCGCCCCTTTGTCTGGTAATAAAACGTGATATAAAGGTCCCTTCTCGACTTCGTAGCCGTCAAGCCATGCGTGAGCAAACAACTCATGATTTTCAAAAGTATCAAGCCAGTCTGATACTTCTTTAGCTTTTTCTATATGCATCGTATCTCTAAGCTTACTTGTTGCTGAGCAATACAGAGTGCACTCTAATCCTTTGCATAACTCAATCCATTCTGCCACGAACTTCGGAACAACGACTTTTTTCGGTTCGTCTAGCTGTTTTGCTAAGCTAATTGCTCTTTCGTTGGCATAGTCAGCACCTCTCAAATAATCAAGGCTGTCTGTAGAAACTTCTATGCATTCTAACTCTTCAATCAATTCTTGTTTATTCATCGCTGTTTCCCTCCTATGGATATGCATTTATTGCTTTGCCATAACAAGTAGAATCACATGCTTGATAAGTTAATTGCCACTTATCATTCATATCAATTTTTTTACCGCATTCTACACACCTGACATTCCCATCTTCGCTATATCCGTTTTTAATTAGCCACTTTTTGAATTGCTTATTTTTTGGCGTTTATTCAACAAGATTCCTCCACTTCGTTAAATCCGCAAACTAATGAGTTCATGTTCCAAATGCCGCCGCCTTCAAGAGCAACTTTTCTTTTGTCTTTCTCAGGAAATTCAAGAATCAACCCATTCACTAATACTGTTTTTACTACTAAAAATTTGTCTGTGTATTGTGGAACTCCTTCACCGATATACTTTACTTTGTCTCCTGGTTGAATACTCATACTCATTCCGATACCTCCTAAAGCAAACCGCTGTCAATCAGCAATACTTCGCCTTTTTCTTCAAGATTTTCTAACTGATTGAAAGCTTCTTCTGCGCCAGTCTTGTCACCCTCTTCTGTATGACTTTTAGCAAGCATTTTGAACGCTTCGTATTTATCAATTGTTTTGATTTCCTCGAAAAACTCTTTTTCGTCCTCTACGTCGCAAACAATATCCTTGTAAAGTTTTAAACATTGTTTTTCATCTTCAGCAGCGATTAATGCAAAATAAGGTTCTTTCATTTCATAAAATTTCATTTATTTTTCCTCCTGTTCCCAAACCCACTGGCTAAATGACTGTAATACTTGAGCTAATTCATCATCATTTAAATCACCATATGCATAAGCTACTTGCTTATACTTCATTTTTCCACCAGTAGTTGATAAAAATCCCATAATTTCGATAACTTCACGTAATCCGTTTAATTTGCATGATTCTTTCAACCAATCCAGCACAACCTGCTGATTTTCGCTGAATTCTGGTTTTGCCATTCTGACTAGCTCTTCCCCGATGTTACATACCGTTCCCCATTCTGGATACGTATCTTCAAATATTGGGTGTGTAAAATTCAAAGCTGTTTCCATAAGAATATTACCCATCTTTTCTAGCTCGCTCATTCTGTTCCCTCCAATAATTCTGGATTTTCGTAGACATTTCCGATGACTTCTTTATTTTCATATCCAGAATATTTGATAGTTTCTGAGTAATAAAAGCCGTCATTAAAACAAAATCTGCAGTCTTCATAAACAACTTTATCGATTTGTTCAAATCGTTCACCAGTTCCATAATTATTCACCGTGACCTTAACTATATCACCCTCAAAAATTTCAACGCCGTTCTTGTCTTTCAAGCCTGTTGATTGCATGAGAACATACTTATCAATCATTCCCCACATGCCATTTTCTAGATTTATAAGAGGCGCTATAAATCCTGTATCATCATCAATAGTCCATTCTACATTTTTATCTTCATCAGGATAATACATTATGTTTTCTTTTACTGAATATGCTCTAAACTTTGGAATCATTTTCTTCACTCGCTTTCTAAACAGAAACTTACATCGCAATCACAGCTAGATGCTGAAAGACTAGGTCATGGCACACTATCCGGCATGCTCGCTAGCTGCCCTCTAGGTTTTTATATCTTGGAACCGCCTGTTCAAAGATATAAAAGTAGAAGCTGAGCTGAGTTATTTGCTTGCTGTCCCGGTGGTAAGAGAAGAAACCCCTCACCTCCTTCTATAATTTATTTTTTCGAAGGCGTCTTTCAGCATCTAACTGTGATTGCGATATGTTTTTATCTGTATTGTTTGTAAATATATTTTTTTACTTCTTTTGTTCGTTTTTCATAAGGTACAGCTGGACAATATATATTGTTTATCTTTAAAAATTTACTAAGTGATTTTTCATCTATATTGAGAGCTTTTGCTATTTGTGGTCTGTAATAACCTTTCTTAATCAATTCAAGTATCTCTTCTTTTCTTGGCGTTATTGGTCGTATCAAAGTCAAACCGAGAAATGCTCTTCTAGATTTAACTGCTTCAGTAGTTCTATTTAATGCTAATGCTAAATCATTTGTTGATATGGACCTGTAGTTTCTACGTAGAAAATCATCTTCTTTTTTAGACCAACGCCGCTTTAAATACCGCACTTCTGGGTCTTTTTTTCTCAATTCTGTTAGCCTCGTACAAACAGCACCAAAGCTTCTACCTAAAAAATCAGCAGCTTCTTCTACTAAAGTGTCGCCTTCAAAAACAAAATATTCTAAATAAATGTCGTCATCTTCTGTCCATTTTTTAGCCATGTATTGATTCACCTCGTTTAAGCTAACTGCATTAATGCGCCCATCATTTTTTCATCGTCTTTTCTTTGTAACTCGTCCAAAACATGTGCATAAGTTTCTTGTGTAACACCTATATTCGCATGACCTAAACGAGCGGAAATACTATGAATCGATACTCCAGCAGCAAGCAATACACTTGCATGCGTGTGACGTAAACCGTGCAGGCTGATAGGTGTTATCCCTAAGTGCTTGCATTCGCTCACTAGAAAATTGTTGTAAGTTGAATTGAATTGTCTTTTATAAGAACCATCTTCAAATTTTTCAACGAAAATCGGTTCATTTGCTGGCAAATCTTTAATCACTAGTTGAAACTGACCAACAATTTGAAAATCTATGCTAATTGTTCTTTCTGAACTCGTTGTTTTCGTACTCTTAAAGCCGCCTTGGGTGCTTTTGTAGTTCCATGTCTTGTTTACTCTTAGTGTGCGAGCTGACCAATCAAAATCCGCTGGCGTTAAAGCTAATGCTTCTGCGTAACGCAGACCCGTTTTTGCTATAATTAAAATAAACCAGTCAATACTAATTTCGGGACTTAAGTCCAATGAACTTATAAGCTTTCTTAGTTCTTCTTTCTGTAGAAATTTTTTCTTTTTCTTTCGAACTGGAGGACGTCCTTTTATTACTGCTTTATATGTTGGATCTCTTTCTATCAACCCATCATGGAAAATGTCTTGGATGCATGATTTCACTTGATGGTGAAAATCCATTGTTGTTTGTCGCTCGTGTGTTTTTGCGTACTCGTTCAACACATTCTGATAGGCACGTCTGTCTAAATCCTTTATTTTTAACGACGGTATTGTTTTTAAAATAAAATCTAACGCATAGTAATACTTATTGACTGATATTTCTGCAATTGCCCCTTCTTTATAAGTTGCAATCCATTCAGCAAAATAACTGGCAAAGGTTCTCTCTGTTTGTTTTGAATTTTTAGCCATTTCCGAACACCTCTTTTGTTGCTTGAATTAACGCTCTTGATTCATCAGTATCAACGACTAACTCATCTAGCATTGAGACAAGTTTTTTTCTGCTTTAGCTAGCTCTTCATTCGTTTTTCTTATATCTGCTAATAACTCGAATGGATTGATTGGCTCTTCTTCTTCGAATGTGTCTACAAATCTTGGTATATTCAAGTTAAAGTCATTTTCTGTTATTTCATCATAGCTAGCTAAATGAGCATATTTCTCGATGTCTTTTCGTTCTTTATATGTGTGAATAATTTTATTGATGTGATCGTCTGATAAAGAGTTTTGATTTTTTCCTTTATCAAATTCTTTGCTAGAATCAATAAACATGACATCACGTGTTTGTCTATTTTTCTTTAAAACAATTATTACCGTTGGTATTGACGTGCCAAAGAATAAGTTAGCAGGCAATCCAATAACTGCATCAATACTGCCATCTTCTAATAATTTTTTACGAATAACACCTTCAGCGGCACCACGGAAAAGAACACCGTGCGGCAAGACAACTGCCATTGTCCCCGAATCTTTTAAACGATAAAAACCATGTAGCAAGAATGCAAAATCTGCTTTTGTTTTTGGTGCTAACTTTTCGTAATGACTAAACCTTGGATCATCTAGCAACGTTGGACTAGCATCCCATTTTGCTGAGTAGGGCGGATTCGAAATTACAGCATCTACCTTTTCAATTGCTAATTCTTCGTTTATTTCTGTTAATTCGTAATCTGAAATTATATATACTTTTTTCGTCACACCGCTTAGGCTATCACCGTGAATCACTTGAGCTTTCATGCCCCTAATCATTAAATTGAATAGTAAGAATGGCACTGCTCTGTCTGATAGCTCTTCGCAAAGATACTCGTTGTTTGTTGGTTGTCCATCGTTCCACCATTTTTTTATCGTTAATCCACCAGTGCCAGCAGCAACATCTAAAGTTGACTCTGAATGGTCTAAAATCAGTGACAACACTTTTCCAACTGAGTTTGGCGTGAAGTCTTGTTTCTTTTGCTTTCGATCAGCATGTTCTTCTTGAAAATATTCGTGAAACCAATCGAAAGTTAAATCCTTTTCTATTTCTAAAAATCTGTTAAACACGATTTCTCGTTTATCACGATTTAGTAATATATTCATGAGCGCTTCTGGCGCTTTGTAGGCATCATCAACACCTAACAGTTCATTTATTTTTTCTGTTGTTAATTTCATCGTTTTTAAAGGAGCAAAAAGCTTTTTAATCGCGGCCGCAAATCTCCGCTCCTTTCTATTTATTTTTCTCTAAAACTTTTTTAAATATGTCATCCACTAATTTTTCTGGAATATTTGATCGTTCATTATAGCTTTTGGAAAAATTGCTCCAGGCAATTTCTTGTTTAATAACTTTATTTTTCAATCCCAAATGAATATTACTGGCAAATTTCGTGGGCTTCTGTAATGGATAATCATAATTGTTATACCTGGTTAAATTTTTAAATGGTAGTTTAAAATTCAAGACATCTTCAATATATTCCCAAATTTTACCATTAGCCGGGTTCTCAATAATGAAATATCTAGGTTGGTACTTTTTTATAATTTTTATAGTATTAAAAACCGTTAACTCACCATTCACTCTTTTTAAAAATTGTCGTTCATAAACATAATTAGTATCTTCGTAATCTTTTGTGGTTCTTATAGTAAACGGGCTTGGTAATATCTGTGGTGCAAATAAATTATCTGTTACATCTTCTCTTTTCCAACAAGCATTACCATTTTTCATTGCACTAGCTACTGACCAGCTTTCACATGGTGGGCTTGCAATGAT